CAAATACCGCTAAACTACTTACAGAATCCAAACCAACAGCTGACTCGGTAATTGTGGCAGGGAAAACCAAAATACAACTAGTTGTATCCGTGCCAGTAGCGGTTTCTGCAACAGAACTCCTAAATACCGCTAGACTACTTACCGCATCCGTTCCTGTCGCAATCTCAGTAACAGAGCTGCCAAACACTGTTCTACTGCTTACTGCGTCAGTTCCTGTAGCTAATTCAATAACAGAACTGCCAAATACCGCTAAACTACTTACTGTATCTGTGCCTGTAGCAGTCTCAGTTACAGAATTATCATACGCTGTTACAGAATCTTCTTGTCCCGAAAAGGCCGCAAACGAAAACCCACTTATACCAAATAAAGGTTGGATTGTGTCTGCCATCCTCCATCACCTGTAAGGATTAAGCTGCATCCAAACTAAACTGGTATGTAACCTTTACAATATCCCCACTAATTACAGACCTATCGCCCGGGGCTTGAAAGTCGGAAGCCGAAAACAAAACGCCAGTAGAGCCGCCCTTGGTGCTATTACTAATCAAAAACGCACCGCCAACGGTAGTCGTACCCGACATGGTGAACTGAGCCGGTGACGCGCTGTTACTTATAACCGATGGGTCTGCGGTAGTGGCTGTACCAAATGTAGCAGCAGGTCGGGTTCCTTCACTGTAGGCTGTAACTTCAGTCCATCCTGCGTGTGACGCAGACGTATCACCAGCGGCGGGCGTGTTGGAAGCGGCGGCACCGTAAATTCCAATGTACCAAGCAGCGGTATACGCAGAGCCACTAAAGTATTTTGTGTTCATGTCCTGCAAACCTACATTCACCACCAAATTAGGCGACTTGGCTTCCCATTTAAGATTGCCGTCCTTATCATAACAAGCCGCAGTAAACACACCCCCAGCAGCTACTTTTTCACTATTTGTTTTACTCATATTTTAGTCCTCAAGAAAGTCTTACTAAAGCTGTGGTAGCGCTAGGTGTAGGGAAAGTTACTTGGAAAGTCGCTGTAGAAGTTTTATCCGACCCAAAATCAAGAACAAACATAGCGGTGTTGCTACCACCTACTTTATAAATTAACGCCCCACGCGCAGTTATAATTGCCGTCCAAGAAACATCATTAAAATCCAGATACGTTGTGCCGTTGCTGGAAGAAAGGGTTGGGGTAACCAAAGACCCCCCCGCAGTGTATCCGGAAGCTACAACTTCCCCACTCGTTGTGTAAGCGGTTGTCGTGTTATCTAACGTAGCGGAGTTTGTGTACAAAGCTATTTTGTACTGGTCTGTCGTACCCGAAGCAAAATCAAAATCAGCCGACATAAGGCCAAGTTTGAAACCATCACAAGTGTAATTTCCGGTAAACGCCATAATCAGGACACCGGATACCTAACTTGCCCAGACCGATACGCATCCGTGCGCTCCATGCCGTCTCCAAGACGTTTAGCCATCATAAGGGCGTCGTCATACCGTTTCTGGTAGTTGGCTATAGTGTCCGGGTCAGATTTCATAAACGTAGCTGCTTCCATCAAAGCCCCGTAGAGCAGGACAGAATCAAAGTTATCCCCAAGCCATGTTGTGCTTGCAGTAACAATAGACTCGGGGTAGTAGTAATAATGCAATTCCACAGTGTAAGCGTCATCAGGAGTAGGCCCCAAAATAAAAGACAGCTCATTAGTAATCACAGGAGGAGTAGCGTTGGTCGTGGTAGGGCCAAACAAAGCGTAGTATTTAGGCACCCCAGTATCCGTCGGGCTTGGGTAAGCTGCGCGGATAAAGTTCACGTCTTTGTTTAACAAATACTCGTAAGACCCGGAATCTTCAACAGCTAACGAATACACCGCCAAAAAATCAGAAGGAGCAGACAGGTATTTATTGCCCAACGAAGTAGCGCCCGTCACGTTTTTACGCAAAGAAGGGAACTGAACGCTGTTATAAACTCGCTGTTCTGCCTGTTGAATAAACGCATCTATCTGCTCAGTAGACGTGACGGAGCTAACCGTCTGCGGAAATTCATTTTCCGTATACGCCTGAATGAGTTTAGATAAATCGGTATAGTTCATTAGCCCATCTTCTTGCTGTGACTATTACCGCGAGTAGTGTGCGTGGTTCCGCGAGTACGGCTCGTCTGTGTATTGGGTATGTTATTCGGATACCCGTTGTTGCCGTAACCTTCACGCGGAGGAGCGTAAACAGTCGCTGGCCCTACTTCCTTACCGCCTATTTTCATGCTGTATTTAGACTTTGCCATTACCGCCCCCGGCTCTTTTTATACTTGAACGAAGACTTTTTCTGGTTAGCCACTTTAGCCAGACCGCGACCCAACTTCTTCATCTGTTCGTTGGTTTTGCCACCTTTTGCATAACCTTTGTGCATACGCCCTTCATGCCCTTTTACTTCTTTCTTAGCTACAGTAGTAGCAATTTTCTTCATCAGTGGCTTATCTTTCTTTACGTCGTCGTGTTTCATTTTGCAATCCTCAAGTAGTCACAATAGTAACAGTGCCAAGCTCTATATTCAGCACTAAATTATTGGGCGTTAAACCATCGTCATTTGCTCTACTGCCCCCAACGGGTGCCCATCCCCACTGGATAATTCTACTACCACTTGACGGGTTACCGTCATCGTTTAAACCACTCTGCACGTAACTTGTGTCCGGTCTCGGGTTACGCAATGCCTGTGGATCGTCCACAGGGTACATACCAAGCTGAAGCTGCGGTTGGTCGGGCTCCCAGCATGTAGGGCAGACCAGAATATTCACATTCTTGGTCTTAATGACCAAAGAGCGCAGTTCTTTCAACTTATACCTAAAACCACACCTATCGCACTCCGAGATAGCTTTTTTACCCGACGCAAACCGATTAGGCATTACCTAACTTTCCCTTTAGTATGCCCTTTTACAGCAATACCATCACCCCGTTTTGAAGCGTTTGTTCTCTTAGAGGCTACTTTTCCACCTTTTTTAAATGGCGCTTTTCCTAAATCCATACGTATTGGACGCCCATCTTCCCCAATAAAAGCATTACCAATTCTACTTGGTAGTGATCTAACGCCGCCAGTGCTAGGCTCAAAGGTATCTTTTGCTAGTTTACTTATTTTTTCAAGGGTAGTTATCCCTTCATAATCTTTGGTAAGGGGTATTCCGGGTATTCGATCCGCCAAATCATTTTTAAAATCATACGTATCTGTTACTACCAAACGACCTTCAGGAGTTTTTTCGTATTTAAAACGCCCAAGAGTGTTCCGCATAGCTGCGCCATAACCTATGTTAAAGTCCTCTGATATAGGTTTTTTACCACTACCGTAGTCTAAATAATCTACGGTTTCATCATAGTGTTGGCGAGCTAATTTATCACCTTCTTTTTTGATAAACTTTTTACCAGTTTGTCTTTCCCGAGATTTAACAACTGCGTTTATAACCTGTTTAAGTTCGGCTTCTGTAAAGTCTTTTTCTGTAATTGGATCTCGTTTACCCATCGCAGTTTCTACAAACGTGCGTATTTGTGCGGGAACAATCTCCTTTACTAGACTTCCATCTTTGCCGTTAAATCTACGAATAAGTTTTTTACTCATACGTCACCTTAAAAGAACATCTGTCTAGGAGCCAGTCGTAACGGGGCCTTTTCCCTGTCCTCGTCCGCCGCCATATTCCACTGCTCTTCGTAAGCCATTTTAAGCATTTCCATACGAGGTAACGCGTCAGGCAGCTTCATAGACAGATAATACGATAGCCCTGCAACAAGGCACGGCAAGAACCGGAAAGGTATGTCCTGAGTCGATGCACCGCCCCCAGAATCCTGTATCCTGCGTAAACGCCAGTATATAAACGTATAGTAGCTGCTCTGGTCGGGTGCAGGCCACACATTTATCTGCGGGTAAGCTACGGACGGGCCCGGATTTGTCGCTCCAGACTGCCTGTTTATCCAGACCTGTATGGGTCTACCTTGCGCGTTCTTGTTCGGAATCGTTGAATAGGTATCCACGCTAATTCTGGATATGTTTATATCAACCTGATTCTGACCCGTGCCGGTGCGAACTACTTGGTCGAGCAAATCTATGGTGTCCACAGGCAAATCATACGTTATTGTGCCCTGCGTCAAAGCAACCGACCCCTGCTCAACAGTCCACAGATTAATCCCGCGATTTGCCCATTCTATCGTCAACAAGTCAAAACTACGGCGAGCTGTCTTGAAGTCATAGCCGGTACGTAATTCCCGCCCACAACGCTCAAAAGCCTCTTCCATAATGTTTACGAGGTCTAGGTTAAATACGCTGGTGCCTGATGTAGTCATCTAAATTTAGCCGTCTTTTTCGCTATACGTTTGGGTTGGCTAACAAACTGCTTCCCCGCCTTAGTGCCTTCTCGTTTCGCTCTGGTAGTCGCCGCATATTCTTGCTTTGACAGACTTTCTCGAGCCTTCTTCGGCAAATAACGCTCCCCAGTGGCTTTAGAACCTTGAGTAGAAAGCTTGCCAGACTTGGTTCCCCAATCCTCTTTAGTCCACTTGGAAAGCGATTTCTGCGCTTCCGTTTTTTCACCTCTATAACCACCGCCAGACTTCTTATATTGCTGCGTGGCTAACTGGGCTTTACGAGCAGACCATTGCCCGGGCTTCCCGCCTTTACCCCCAGCTTTTACGCTGGCAACAACTCTTTTCCATTTGGCTTCATCAGTACGCGCCATTTACTTGCCACGCATCTTCTTAAAAGTCTGCGCCAACCGAGCGCGCTGACCCATCTTACCCGGTTTTTTAGCCGCCGCAGAAAGTTTTTTAGCAGGTATTTTCTGCCCTCCCTTAACGCCTAGAGATTTGCGCAAAGCCCCGGGTTTCTTAACAGCTTCCTGAATCCACTTGGCCTTACCGCCTTTCTTATAAACCGTCACCTCGTTAGGGTTGTCCTTACGATATACAGTCTTTCCACTAGGCATCTTGGAAGGCGCTATATCTCCCATGCCGCGACTAGGTCTCATACCATTTTCCCTCGAGTTTTACCGCGCTGCGCACATCCGTCTGCCCGTTTAGAAGCTGAAGGCTTAGATTTGGATTTTGCTTTACCGCCTTTATTCATTCTGCGAACAGCAAGACCGGCTAAACCAGATTTGGGCAAGTAATCTTTAAGTTCTTGCCTTGATTTGCGCATCGGTCTACGAGACATTTCTTGCGCCATTATTTCTGGGGGTACAGCAGGTGAAGGTTTATCTTTTTGCCTAAGCGCAAAACCTAACAATCCAGATTTAGGTAAATAATCTTTAAGAGACATTAGTAAATCCTCCCCTTTGTTTTACCGCGCTGGGCGCACCCATCGGCACGTTTGGAAGCTGAAGACTTAACTTTGCCGCCTTTTTTGAACCCCTTACCCATTTCGGTTCGTGTCGTAGGGGCTTTGTCTTCTTCTTCCTTCCGCGCTTTTTCGTCACGAATACGCCGCATTTCTTCCTTATTTTCTTCGGAGATTGGCATATCCATATCCAGAGTAGGTTTCGTATTGCGCGGCATTAGCTGCACTTCCCGCCCATAGCCATCTTGACCTGCTTGCCTTTGGTTCCGCCCTTCTTAACTATCGGGCCATCAGCCGCTTTGCGGTACGAACCGCCAGATTTTCCGCCTTTCTTCGTGCCTTTGGCTTCTTTTTCTTCATGCTTAATCATGGATTTCGGAGCGCCCTTTTTCTTCATAAAAGAAACTTCCTTTTTCACCATAGCTTTTGACTTTTTCATTTCTTTTTCCTCGATTTTGATTTAGACATACCCGCTTCGCTCAGAGCAATAGCTTTGGCTTGTTTCGGATTAGTTACTTTCTTACCCGAAGAAGATTTAAGTTTGCCAGAAGCAAATTCCTTCATAACTTTCCCAACTTTATTTTTCTTCGGCATAGGCTTACCGCCTGCATCAGCGGATTTACCACCAACCACATTAACCCCTAGAGCTTTCATGCGCCCCCCCATGTTTATTTCTTTGGAGCGCATCAATTTTAGCTTCCAATCGTTCAAAACCCGCGTCAAAGCGTTCCATGATTTTTTCAATATCATCTCTAACCTCCTTGCGGGTAATATGTTCACGCGCTATTTCTTCGCGTGTTTTGTTAAGTAGTATAGCCAATCTATTCAACTCTTCAAATTTATCCCGTAAAAGAAATCCCATCGCCGCCACAATTACTGAAAGTATTATGTTCCATATTTCCATGCTAACAATTCCATGCTCTCAAGCTTTTGTTTATACGGCTGTTGGGGTCAGAAGCAGTTTTTTTACTCGTCAGTTTCTTCTTCATCCCTTTCATTCTGGCACAGAATGAATCGCGCCTAGCACCACCTTCCGGCTGCGGGCGCTTCAATCCCGGCTTACCCGGGTTGGCTTTATTGTAAGACGCCCTACCCTTGGCGTTTAAGCCGCCTTTCGGGTTTTTACCTTCTTTTCGTTGCCATGCGGGGGTTTTAGCCATCACTTCACCTTTTTGGTTGTAACAACACTTTCGCCTTTTTTGACTACAACTTTATCCCCATCAATATCAACACTCATAGCGGGTTCTTGTTTATCAAGCCGGTCTATAAGTTGATTTATAACGGTAAATTCAGGTTTTTCTTCTTTGTCTTTGGTGCCTGTTATACCAGAAAGCATACCAATCAAAGCCATGACTGCGGTAGAAACCAGACCTATTACGGGGGACAAAGACTCAGAAGGAAGAAACGCCGCAGAAACGACGCCTACAACGACAAGGAGAACAATCCAAGGAACAGCAGATTTACCAATATATCTGGAAGAAACTTCTTTGGCTGAAGACTGCGCTTCCAGCTTTTCTATTTCGACTCTTGCTTGTACCTTTATTTGTTCTAAATCACTCATATTTACGCTACCTGCTGCGAGGGGGCAATCATCGGGTATAAAACATCCTTCCCAAAATCACCCATGTATTCCTGAACACCCATATGCCCCAACTTGATTGTGGGGTCTATCCACACCTCAAACCCATGCGCTCTAACACGGTCGCAAAACAAAAAGTCTTCCCCAATATAGCCTTCAGGGGTTAATTTAAAATCAAACATCGCAGTCAATCTACGGCCAGAACGCGGGTCATCGTACTGCCAATCCGTATGTTCTCTAGCCAGTGTCTCAAATACATCCCTTCTGACCATCATAAACGCCGTAGCCACACGCTCCGCCCGAACCAGACCCATGCCATTCATTGTCAACTGCCCGCCTGCGTCTTGCTCTAGGGTGGTGATATACACGGTATCTGTACTACGGGTACGTGGTACGCCAGCAACAATGCCTTTTTTGGGGTCTGAAGTCCACGCAAGTAAAC